CCGTCCGGCGGGGGGAGGGCAACCATCGAACGACGGCACAAGAAAGGATGAAACCATGACAACCCCGATGGGGAATTTGGCGTTGATCGCCAGCAAGTTCATTCCGCCCAACGTGCGGCGGTCTCAGGTTTTGACGGGCAGCTACCGCCCGTCCCGGTGGGATCAATCGAGTGCGGATGTCAGCCCGCAAATTCCGCTGATTGTAGCAATCGATGTCCTCCAGTCCGCTGATCGCCGCCTGTTCCCCGACGCCCCGGCACTTTCAGAGGCGGTGACGGGGGCGCTCGCCACCGTGTACGGCAGTGATCCGGCGTCGCTGGCGGCGATGCGCGAATTTGCCGACGCCCTTCTGCTGCTGCTCGGCGCAGACGCGCTGAGCGAGGGTGGCGGGCAGTTGGCAAAGAAAACGAACGCGCACATGCTTATCGCCGCGTTCGGCGTAGCTATCCGCCACGCGCTGGAGGCTGAGTGAGCAGCCAAGACCCCGCCGCGAAAGCGCAAGCGGCGGGCTATGCGTGGCGGATCGCCAACCCTGACGCCAACCCGCTCGATACGGAGGCGAGTCGCGCCGTGTGCGGTGAGGATGCGACCCTCCGCGCCGCGTGGCTAGTCGGCGTGCGGGATGCGGACATGGCGCAGCTTCCCATCCTCTCCATCCCCGACGCTGCGCGGCTCGCCAGCATGACCGCCCGGTATCTCAACAACGAGATCGCGGCGGGGCGGCTGAAGGCGCAGGGCGAAGGCAAGATGATGAGATTGACCTACGCCGAGTTTTGGCGCTGGTTGTCCGCCCCGGGACGTGGGCGACGGCAGAGAGGATAGGAAAATGTACATCATCATGGGGTACATCTCAAGTCCCCTTATGCGAGTGGGGGTGGACATCTACGAGGGAAAGCTGTGCTATATCATGCAGCACAGCGAGGATCAGGCGGTGCTGTTCGTGCTGACGCACGATCTGCGCACGGACTACCTCGCCACACCGCCCCCGCCCAGACTCTCGAACTATCATGCCGTGTTTGCCGCCCTTGCAACGCTGCCAACAGGCGTGCTTACCCGCGCCCTTCAAGACCCTCGGCGTGCGCTGTTCCTCGCGCCATACGTCACGATGTTTGCTAGTGCGCAAACCACTGGTGACAGGCAAGAGCTTGTCCGCCGTGCCGAGGAATACTTCTCTGAATGGCGCGGGATAAACAATCCCGCGACGGCGCGTCAAGTATTGCTTGAAAGCCTCGATACGCACGGCAGCGTCAAGGACAAGGGCTTATACGCTCTGATGGTATACCACGCACTCACGGCAGACGATTGTCTTGAGCTTGCCATTGAGGGTGTTCGCATTTGCACCACCAGCGCCGCCGAGCCGATCATCAAGGGGCTGACCTTCGCCACTGGTGGACAGGCGCGGCAAGATGATATTGACTTCCTGTGCGCACACGATCTCCCCGCCTCCGAAAGTGATCGTGATCACTGGATCACTTGGAGTCTCGAAGGCGGCATGGCGTCTGAGGAAGATAGGCTGCTGTCAACCGCGTTCACCAAGCAGCTTGTCGATGAAGCTGCCGCCAGTCACCGTCCGCCGCTCGTCGGGCAATTCCGCCTGTCATGGACGGGTGGAACGTTCCTCGATGATGCGGCAAAGATCGACCACCTGCGCGTATCGATCAAGCACAATGGGTTGTGGCTTAGCGTCGTCCATGAGCCTGATACCCGCGTCGTGGCGTGGGGTTGGTGGTCGCCAATGGGCGACAATTTAAATATAGAGTTTTCGGATCGCTATGCGTGGGCGATCCGCATCCTCGCAGCCTCAATCTGGCGAGATGCCACCATCGTCCGCGAACGCGCCTTCCCCGAACAACCGCGATCAGCAAAGAATCCGCCCCGCCCCAAAAGCGCGGCAGGGGAGAAGCTGGTCGTCCTCCCTCGCACCATCACCACACGGTCATGGGGCGACCCCTCTGAGCGCAGCGCGATTGAGAGCCGGACGATCCGTGCCGCGCACGCGGTGCGTGCCTTCTACCGCCAGCAGCCTGACGGCTGGCAGACAAGCGAGGCAGCCCGCGAGAACGCGATCAACCTCGGCTACGCGCCGCCGCCCGACGGCTATACCTTCGTCCGTCCCCACCTGCGGGGCGGGGGAGAGGAACAGGCATCCGCCGCGCCCGCACCCCGCATCGTTTGTCGAGGTCTGCTTACGGCGCTGACGGTTCTGGCAAAGCTGGCGAAATGAGTCTTGGCGCTGCCAGCGTCCGGCGACCTCTGGCAGCGCGAAAATTCATCTTGGGACGAAGGGGTTTTGGCGCACGAAATCATTCCATTCCTCTGGAAAGAATCGGCGATTGTTTTCGTGCGCACCATACTCCCACACGCGGACAGCCGTAAAGGGACCTATCCGCGCAAGGCTAGGATCGACCCCCCCTTCTATCATCGTCTCATATGCTTTATGGACGGGAAGCCCCATGCCGACCATATAGGACCACACGTCACGATATGTCCAGTGTGGTATGGGTGACACTCTCCATATATCCTTCCCCTTTAATTTTCGCAGAGGGTTTGTCATGGCGTATCGCCGTTGCCTACTTTCCTCACTTCGCAGCCCCAAGATTACGCCATCCCACCCGAAATGTGCCGTGACTTCTTTGCCTGTGTCGGCTTCAAAGTCAACAGGATGAGGGTTCTCGCAAGCAGGATAACAACCAAACATGTCACGGAATTCTCTTGCTCCATGTCGCACACGTATTCTCGTAACCTTGATTGCGTAATGATGCTCAATCGCGCTGATTTGCTCCCTCGTCCCCGGCATATTGAAATCCTCATCACCCCAACACACGTCAAATGTGCCGGGGGCAACACTCATGGCGAGATCGAGTGATACCAGACTATCCTTGCCGCCACTGATCGCACAGTATGGTTTCTCTACGGTGGAGAAAAAATCGAGCAGCATTTTCTTTGCGGCATCGATTTTCTTGTCAATGCCCCGCATCCAATGAATGCGGCATGTTTTCAGCCACGCCTCGTAATTCATTTCCCCGACCCCACCACAAGCGGGCAGTGAAGGCTTGCGAGCCAGTAGGGGGGCGTCCACCCCCCATACGCGGTCTTGCCGCGCCAACCTTCTATGTACTCAGCGGGGAGCGGACGGCGCGGTACTTCGGCTTCGTCATAGAGATTGAATTCAGCAATGTCTTCGATAATCCATTCCGCCACATCACCGAATCCGTAAGCTCTCTTTTTGCCAACACTGGCAAGGATTCTAAGGCATGATTTCCCTCTCGATGAAATTGATGCAGCCGATCAGCGCGTCGTAATCGATGGTCAAGCTGCGCTCCACGTCACCATCGCAAAAATAGGGCGTCCAGCGCGTCCCCACCGCCGACACCTTCGCCTTGTGCCATAGCCGACGCTTCGTGTTCAGAGTAAACACTGCTACAGACGCTTCAACACCTTCAATCTCCCGTAGCAGGTGCGTCCATGCCGGACGCTCCGGCGTCTCATTTGCCACCGACACGACGGGGTAGATGATGCCATGTTCGTCAGCAAAAATATTCCCCGTCAGCCGTGAGTCGGCAAATACAGTCGCTACGGGAACACTCACATACGCGCCAAAACGGAATGTGTCAGCTATATCAGATGTCGAACTGCTGATAACGTCCTTTGCCGCCACGCCCCGTGTGATGCGCTCGCCCGTCAATGCGCAGCACGTATCGACCTCTTGGATGAGCATGGGATCAATCGCCGTGAAGCTGCCTCCCTTTGCGATCATCTCTGCTGTGTTCATCTGCCTGCCCTCAATTCTTTCAAGGTTGCTTGGCGGATCATTTTTCCGTAGATTGCCGAATCGTATCTCTCGACAAAATCACCCAATTGCACGTCGCCCCTTTTCCATAATTCCCATGCCCCTTTTCCCATCAAGCGCTGCTGATCAACCTCCGGCAGTCGTCCGAAATAATCCTCGCCCGTCTCGATCCGCCGCGCCACATCTTTCACAACACCGATGCTGGTGCAGCGACATTGGTGGTGTGAAGAAACTCGCTCGCCAACCTCCATCCGTGTGCCGTGCAGCGCCAGACACGCCATGCATATCCGCGAATCCAACGTACCGATGCGCACCACGTAACTGAGCATATGCGCGTTTACGCTCTGGTTGATCGCCGTTGCGTCTCGATAACTTTCGAGGTACAGCGTCCGCAGCGCATTGTTTGCCGCCGCCGCCGTCAGACCGGGTAACTCTCGCCTCAATGTCCGCGCTGCCGCCACAGCGTTTTTTCCGACAGCAAGGTCTGCCAGTACCCGACCTTGAATGCGGTTTTGGGCGTCCTGAACAATGCCCTTCCATACAGCATCGATAGACGTGCCTAGCGCATCCCGATCATGGAGATAGGCAATCGCGCTCCGCACCGCCTCTACGCTCGGCGTGTTCCATTCGGCTGAGATGCTTGCCGAGGTCGCCCCCGACAAAATCTTCGTCAGCCGCCCCGCCACGTCAATGCTGATGTTTGCCGTCTGTTCAGCCGTCTTGTCGTATGCGCTCTCCTGTCCCTTCAAGAGCGCTCCGACACGGCGCATAACACGTTTGAAAGCCGGATCATCGAGAATTGATTCACCCCTTGTCTCGCTTTTCTCTAATGCGTTCAAGAGACGTTTCAATTGTGTATCTCGTCCAAAAGACTCATTGATACCCATCAGGAAGGGCGTCATCAAGCGCCGATAAGGGGCGTCAAGAAGCTCCCTGAGGTAATCACGAATGGTCGCCGCCCGCCGTTGCCCCGGTGCGCTCACCCTACGCCTCCGTGTCGAGGCTCAAAGCAGCGTCAAAGTTCGGCAAACCACCAACTTGACTGAGCGCCAGCGATTGCTTATCGTCCTCAAGCTCCTGCAAAATGCGCTGAACTTCATCATCCGACCAGCCCTGTGTCGATGCGATCATTGCCAAAAATGCCCGATTGCTTAGCCGCCCTGTTTCCGCAATTGCCACCGCGTCTCGGATCACCTGACTGTCAGCACGGAGGTTGGCATCCTTCCATGAGAGCAAGAGCGCCTGCGTGTAGTTTGGCGGACGCTTGGAGCTATAAGCATCCTCGACTTCCCACGCCATATCGAATATTCGCCGCCACAGAGTGCCAAACGATTTCTGCGCCGCCTCCACCTTGCCGATCATGGTCACTTCCCGCGCCGCGAACGCCTCCCCACTCAAATTGTCTGCGTCAAACAATTCAGGTGCGGGTGTTCCCGTGACGTTTCCGATCTCCATGCGCAGATGACGTGCTGTGTTCATGATCGCGTCCAGTGATCCTTCCGGTAAGGTCTCCATTTTCGCTTGCTGTTCCCGATCCATCCCCCCTGCCCCCACGAGAATAATGTCGCCCGGCTTAATGCCCTGTGCGCGGGGGTCAGGGTCGAAACCATAGGCAATCCGCAGCGGGAAACCCGTCTTTTCGCTGGTGGAGATCAAACTCCACAGAGTTCGGTTGAGCGCGTCCTGCAAGGGCATGGCGTTCGCCGCCTCGCTGATCCCGAAGTTCTTGCGTCCTCGGTTCTTGAAGTGAAAAATCGGTATACCCAGCGGCGACCCATCGCGTTTTGTCCATGCGTGAATGTGTGTCGTTTCACTGTTCTGCGCGTTGATGTATGGTTGGATCGCTCCTCCACTCTTTTCCGAGAAAAATTTCTCGATACGGTCAGCATAGTAAATGTTGATCCGCACCCTGTTGGCAAACTCAATCTTTCCCGAACGGTCAACCCGAAAAACCTCAGACCAAATCTTAATCGCACATACCATGATCGGGCTGCTATCAGATTCGTAGATCGGGATAATGCCGTCGCATCCGTCATAGGCAAGCTGTGGAATGATCTGAACGTGATCGCCATCGTGTGCGACCATTACGAATCCATCACCATCGAGCAACGTGGAAAGATGCACATCGCGCTGAACTTCATCAAAGCCAATTCTCTCTAGCAATTCCTGAATCCATCCCGTTGTCGCTTCATTGTCTGCCCGCACGTCATTGACCAACAAGCGATTGGTCATGGCATCCACAACAACCGGAATGTAGTTGCTGTTGAACACATCGGCGTTCTGCGAGACCCGCAGCATCTCTCGCATATCGTCGGTCAGTGACGCATCATGCGTTCCGTCGTAGTAGTTTCGCAAACGAGACACATGATCGCCCCGCGCTACCCATTCCCCTACCATGCCCTCATAGGCGATCCGACTATGAATCGCGCCTGCAATGCTGGATAGCAATCCACTGTTTGCCGTCAATGCCGTCACGCCATTGGTTCGCATGATAATTATCCTTTTCCTGATCTGCCCACCGTAAGCGATCTGAGCGCGAAAGCGCGGGCGTGCGCCATGCTCAGCGCTACCGCCGCATCGATCTTCAGATTCGTCGCCCGTTTTACAATTCGCATCCGCTCGCCGTTCGTTTCGGCATTTGCGTTCTCGATATGCGCTGTGAGATCGCGTTGACCGCCATGAACAATGCGCCGATCTCGTATCGCATCGTATAGTTGCTTGTCCGCTAAAAGCCGATCTTGACCCTGATCAAATGCGCGAAACCTCAGCCCGTCTCGCTTCAGGCGCGTCGCCATGTCGTGCAATTGGTACGGGTCATAGGCAAATTCAATCACATTATAAGCAGCCGCCAGCGCTCGCAGCACGGTCTCTGGCTCACTAAAGTCCAGCGTCCCCTGCGGCGGCGGCGTGAAAATGCGCACATAGCGAACGTAGATCAGATCGTCCTTTCGCGTCACCCCTACAAGCGCAAAGCAATCATTCGATACGCCAGCGTCAACGCCGATGATTAGCGGATCGCGATCATTGAACTGCGGGAGTTCATCCGCTTTACAGCCCGCCCACCACTCTGCCGAAACAAAAACATTCTGCGATCTACCCCACTGATTTCGATGCATTCGCTCAAATTCAACGGGCGGCAGCACCTTTGCCTCGCTCTCATAATAGTCGGCTGTTTGCCATGCCATGCGCGGCTTTGTGTTCCAGAGACAGAGGATCGATCCGCTGCGATAAAGCTCTAAATCATCGGGCGCTTCCGGGTCAACAAGAGTAAGCCCTTTTTCTGGGCGAACACATTCATCATAGAGTTGTTCAAGAATGGGTGACTCGCCGTTATGTCCGGCATAGGTGTCAATCCATCGCTGCGCCCTACCGTACTTCGTCGGCGGGATTGTCATCTCTGACCACATGCGTTGGCTTGCCTTGCTGCTCGCCGCATGTAGTTCGGTGAACTCGATGAAATCATCGTTTCCCCCCGCCTCACCACTAGGATCAACCGGAACAGCCTCAATTTCCGCCTTGTTCACCAAACTGATCTTGTAATTGCGGATCGTTGCGCGGCTGCTAAGGTCGGGGTTTAGCTCGATTGCTCGCCGGATATAGTAGAAAACGCGGCTGTCTGCCTGCTTAAGGTCGTTCGCCACAATCTTGAACGACCCGTATGGCGTGTGGATCGCACGATACAGCGCTACCGCGCCCGCAATGCTTGATTTCGCTGATTTCTTGATGTCCGACCAAACCACTGTGTCATAGACGAACTTTCCATTCCCGTCTGTTCGGCACGCTTCCCGCAACACCGCACGCTGATAGGGCGCAAGCGGCATCGCTGGGGGGGTCTCGCTCAGCCGCTCTGGAATGAAAAAGTGACGTTCGATCCACGTCACAACGTCAAGTCCATCATCGGCATTTGCTCCCAAGCCAAGCCGCCGGAGGATGCGCTTGGCAAAATCGCTTTCGGCACTGGAGATAATCGGATGATCAGACATCAGTTGGCACCCAACTCGGCATACATTGCCTGAAAAACACCTACGGCGTCCAGTCCGCGTTGGCGGATTCGCTCAAGCAAGTTGGGCATAATCTGAACAATCTCGGTGGGTAAACCTCGCAAGAGGCGCATTTTGTCGATTGCGATACCCGCCGCCGTCATTGCCTGCTGACCATTCATGCTACTCACAACCTCCTGCCGGAGCGCGTGCTGGACAAATCGCTGTGCCGCCAATTCCAATTGTTCATCAAGTTTTTGTGCGGCTTCCGGTTGAAGCGCCAGCAATTCAGCCGCGTCAGAGCGTTTTTTCTCTCTCTTTTGGGGCTGACGCGCTGACGCGCTGACGGGTGATTTGGACGAAGGTTTTTTCGGCTGAGGATCATGGGGCGCTTCCGTCAGCCCCTTCAGCCACCGCCAAACAGTGGATCGGGGCAGCTTCGGCGCGTCCAACGCCGCCCGAATATCCTCCATTGTCCTCGAAGTGAGTTCGTTGTTAGATCGTTTCGCAATCTCCAGCGCGAAAGCAATCTGTCCGTGATTGTAGGGCATGGCTAATCTCGCTATCCTATTGTCGCTGAGGCGTTCTGTATCTCTGCCATCATCGCCTTGATCAGCGCCGCTATGTCGATTCCTGCTTCCTCCGTCACGCGCCGCAAATCGTCAAACTTCGCGCTGAATCGGGTGGGTGCATCCAAGCCCAAATACTTCGCCCGCCGTTCCATAATCCCGAACAGCCGACATAGACCGCCTTGCATGTCCATCCTCGTACATGCTCCATGACGATTTTTTGAACATGCGAAGGGATCGAACCGTAAAACAAGCGAACCTCCATACCAGAAAGCGGGTCGCCGGAATCGAACTCGGCGTCTCAGCGCTGGAGGCGCTGCGTGCTGCCATTGCAACCAGACCCGCGCAACTACACAATAACAAGAAACGGAAATGGCGTACAGATAGACACTCGTTCATCTATCAAAACCTATCACAACCGCCATTTACCCTGTCATAGAGCCAAATTCACCCTTGACGCAAAATTCTTTGGGATGTACAATGTTATTTGTATCATGCAAACACAAGAAGGGACACAACGTATGAACACGGTAGAAATTCGGGATATTTCGGCAGCATCTATCAGAATCACAGGTCTCAATGACCGCAAGAAGTTTGACAAGACGAAACTTGAGTTGTTGGCGGCGAGCATCCGCGAGAACGGCTTGCTTAACCCCATCACCATTTGCCCTGACGGGGACGGGTTCAAGCTGGTCGCCGGAGAGCGGCGCTTTCGGGCAATGACCGAGGTGCTTGGATGGGATTTAATTCCCTGCATCATCCGTGAACTGACTGATGAAGAATTCTCGCAAGCAATGCTTGCCGAGAACACCGGACGCCTTGACCTAGACGTAATCGAGGAGGCAAACGCCTATCAGTCACGTCTTGATAACGGTTGGTCAAAGACCAAAATTGCCGAAGTCGCCGGAGTGTCGGTGGAGCGGATCAACAAGCGGATCAAGCTGCTTAACCTAACCTGTGACATTCAGCACATGATCGCAGCAGGGTCATTCCCCCTCGGTCATGCCGAAGCCCTCGCAGACATTGACCGCAACCGCCAATTGCTGGTGATCAAACTCTGGAATCAGAAGCCCGGCATCAGCCTGACGTACTTCAGAGAAATCGTCAAGCAGTATCGGGCGGCGCAGGAGCAGGAAGCACTATTTGACCTAGACAACTTTTGGGTTGAGCAAGTCAAAAAGGATGATCTACCTCGCAAGGGCAAGCGAGCAGTCACAGGGGCGCCCACCCGCCGAGACATTCCCCCCGTGCGGGGATTAGGCGGGCGCTTGGAGACAGTGGGATCGGTCTTGGATCGCTACATTGCCGACCTCCTAAAAGCTGGATTTTCCGGCGAGGCGGCAGTGATCGGCAATCTCTATGACGCACTTGCTCACACTAACCTTGTGAGCGTTCCAGAGGACGCCGAACTTCTCAAAATTCAGAGCCAGCCTGATGAAAAAGGAGAGTCTGACAATGCCTAGTATCTATACCATCGGGTACACAGGCAGAACCCCTGCCGAAATACTACTGATTGCCGAGTCGCTGGACGCCGACATTATTGATGTTCGCCTCAATCCCCGCTCTCGCCACCCCCGCTGGAATAAGTCCTCCCTCCAAGTCAGCCTGGGGGGAAGATACCAGCACTGGCAATGTTTCGGAAACCTACTCTACAAAGAGAGAGGGATGCAGATTGCCGACCATTTTGCCGGACGTGATAAAATGCATCAGATGAAGCGGAATGTCATCCTGATGTGTGGCTGTGCGGATTTTGCGACCTGCCACCGTGCAGAGTTGGTCAAGTTGCTCACAGCGGATGGGTTCGTTTACGGCGGCGAAGCTGATGAAGCAGTAAGTGGTGAGTTTGCCCAGATGACCCTTTTTGGCGATTCATCCCCCACACCAAAGAAGAAAAAGGTAAGCAGGCTATTCGAATCATAGTGTAGAACTCGCTTTTTGACATATAGGGACAAAATCGAATCATGGTGTGGACAGACAATCTTATCGGATGTAAAATACACATCAAGATTCGATTTCGTGGAGGTAACGCAATGGCTGAAAATGAAAACAATATGAACAAATCAGAGAGTTCCGCAGTTCCATACAAGCTAATAAAAGCTGATTCAGTAGTTGTGACGTGCGGATGCTGTGGAAGATGGTTGGGCAGAATGCCTAAGTTTTTAGGTATTGAAGGCGAATGGGACTGCGAGTGCGGATGTACGTCTGTCAAGGTTCGTGACGGACGACCATATGGTCCAAAAAGCCGTGAGTGGACGCGGGTAAATGGCGAGTTTAACGACTTATGGCGCTTTATCGAAGAAGTTGACGACGTGACTACCGAGCCGCCATTCCGAAGTCTTGATGCCCCCTGAATGAAGTATGCCCGCCGCTCGCGCTTGATCACATTCTCCAAAATGAACGTCACGATGCTGCTGCTGCGCCCCAACCTGTGAGGCGCTACGCATACCAGCACGTCAAAATTGCCCGTAATCCAATGCTGGCGGAGCTTGTGGTATGCCGTGACGCCAATTGCCGCGTAATCTTCAAAGAGCGTAAAAATGTCCGTCTCAGAGCGGCTATGACCATGAATTGAGAGGGTCTCGATCACAACCATGCTATTTGCATCGGCAAAAGCGCGGCAAAGGCGCTCTTGCTCAGGGAGAGACATTTTGTCCGTTTCGGTTTGGATTTTTGAGGATACAGCCGTGAAAATGAGGGCGCGGAGAGGTGTCATCTAATTTCCATAACAGGCTAAACCATCTTTATCCCGATCCAGATTCGCGCATTTACCGCATTGTTCTGCCGTCCAGCCTGCCGCCACACACGCGGTGCAATTCTTTGGACACGGACCCGGCAGCCCGCCCCCGCTTGTTCCCGATCCTTGTGTTTGTGTCGGCAAAGAACTAGAAGGCGCTGGAGCAGCCACCACCAACAGTTTCTCCGTACTCCCCACCACCGCCACAACCGCATCATCGCTCGTCACCCACCCCCGCACGCCCTCGATCTCCACAACGAACCATGTTCCCGCCTCGTTCCGTCCCACCGCCTTGACTGTATCGCCCGCCGAGAGACGCCCCAACCGCTCATAGTCCGCACCCGGACCCGTTCGTATGTTCACATTGCTTTTCGCGGTGAGCAAGACCTCCACAGCAGCTGCCGTCACCGATGTGAACGGTAGGGGAGAAAAGGCGGTGGGGCGAATTGTAGGGGGAGGATTTACGGTAGAACGGGGGTCACTTCTCATCAAAAAATAGAGACCCACCGCAGTGACGACCAACACACCAAAACTACGCCAAGAGAGAGCCAAAATCGAATGTTGCGCCGCGCTATCCTTTTTTTTCCTCGTTGCACGCCGCATGTCCACCTCTCTTTGAAACCATCTCTAAACCTAACTGCAACCGAATTGATCTCTTGACTTAGTACGTATTTTCTAATATCTTAGAACATATGCTCACTCTGATCTCTGACACGCTAACCATTCACGAAAAGCGATTAACCTCTTGGGTGCGCACCCTGTCGCCTGTTGAGCAATTAGCTGTTTGCCGCTGGTTTGAGCGGGGAGATACGCGATTGCTCCTGATCTTGCACAATGCGAGTAGCCGCTTCCAGCAACACTGCCGCCCGTTTCTGGCGGTATGCGGCGATCAGGTTTTGCTCATCGTCTGATAAATCGCTCATATGAATCTCGCCCGATGGGTTATCCGTCATGCCAAGCAGGTAGTCTGCCGTGACTCCCAGAGTCTTCGACAACCGCACCAATATATCCGTCGGCGGGTCGGTCAAATTATTCTCATAGCGATAGACTTGGTTTGATCCTATGCCCGCGAATTCTGACAATTCCTCACGAGTATATCCCCTATCCAAGCGAAGTTGTTTGAGACGATCACCCTTCAATGGCATAACAAAAACCTGTTCATCCATTCCATATTTTATTTGCAATTATTTGTTGACATCACACCTGATATAGAGTATATTATTTCCAGTTCTGGAGTTCGAGTGTTTTTTTGTCCTGATTCTCTCTAGTTCTGGAGTGTTTTATGCCATATATGAAAGACAGACTCTTGCAGCGATGCAATGAGGTTGTCGGGCTGCCTCCTGAAAAAGCGATTCCCGAATTGCTGAAAAGGCATGGAGGGCGGCTGAATTCAGTGTCGCTCTCGCTGGGCGTCAACCGGAATTCAATCCGCTACTGGATACGTCGTCACCCCGATCTCGTGTCACACCTTTTGCCCCCTGATTCTAAACTTATACCCGCCCGCCTAGAGGAAGTGACGCAAAATGGCGAGGAATAGCATCCTTTTCCTCTGCCTCGGCGTCCTCGGCGTGTACCTTTTTCGCGCCATCATGCGTGAGGAGCGCCGCCGCGTCGCCGCCGAACTGCGTCAGTTCTCTCGCCTTCGCCGCGAACTTGAAGAATTCCGCAGCGCCACTCCCGCCGCAAAGGAGACAGACCATGCCTGATCCACGCCCGCTGGGG